CCCTCGCTGCGATCTTCCCACCGGACTGCTCGCGCTGGTCCATCCCCGCCCGGTACCCGTGCCGATGCTCAGCCACTTCCGCCCGCGCCCCAGCGGGACGGACAGGCGGACCCGGAACGGCCCGATGGTGACTGACCGGCTGATCCTGGTGCGTGCCATCACTGTGCCGCCTTCCGTTCCCTCAGCGCCCGCTGCGCCATGACCTTCGCGCACCCCGCCGAGCAGTACACGGCATCCTTGCGCCGGTTCCTGAACGGCTTCCCGCAGTCCGGCCGGGCGCAGTACCGGAGCGGCGGGACCGGCTGCCCGCACTCGGAGCACCGCTCGGTGATGTGCTTCACGTTCTGAGCCTATCACGGTGATACGTTCCGGCCGGGCTAAAGTATCACGGCCACCACGAGTACGTGACCGGACGGCGCTGACCCCATGCGGTCCCGCCCGGCCTGCTGACCCAATGCACCGGGAGGCCGTGATGCCCAGGCCGCTCAGCGCCGGCAAGCGGGACGCGATCCTCGCCGACATCGAAGCCGGGACCAAGGCACGCAACCAGATAGCCCGCGACCACGCCGTCAGCCCCAGCACCGTCACGAAGATCGCAAGAGACGCCGCGATCGAGGACGCGTTCGACCGGTCGAAGCTGAAAGACGCGCTACAGGCAAAGGCGGTAGATGACAAGGCGTGCCGGCTGGCGACGTCACGCCGGTTCCTCGCCAAGGCCAACGAGCTGCTCGACCGGATGGACCAGCGGCACGTCGTGTTCAACATCGGCGGCAAGGACAACATCTACACCGAGCACCTTATGGACCGTCCGCCGGCCGGGGACCTGCGGAACCTGATGGTCGCGGCGGCAACCGCGTTCGACAAGCACATGGCGCAGCAGCGGCACGACTCCGATGACCAGCAGGGCCTCAGCGCGGTCGACACGTGGCTCCGCGGCATGCTGGGCGGATAGGTGACCCGTGCACGTCGCGCCCCTGACCGGCAAGCAGCTGGATTCCGTCCGGCTGGCCACGGCCCGGCTGAACATCTGGGAAGGCGCCGTACGGTCGTCCAAGACCATCTCGAGCCTCATCGCCTGGCTGCGTTTCGTCCGCGAGGGGCCGCCGGGGAACCTGCTGATGGGCGGGAAGACCGAGCGGACGCTGAAGCGGAACATCATCGACCCGCTGACCGAGATGCTGGGCGACAGGCGGTGCCGCCTGGTCGCCGGGTCGGGCGAGCTGTGGCTGCTCGGCCGCCGCATCTACCTCGCGGGCGCCAATGACGAGCGCGCGCAGGAGAAGATCCGCGGCCTGACCCTGGCCGGCGCGTACGTTGACGAGGCCAGCACGGTCCCGGAGTCCTACTGGTCGATGCTGCTGTCCCGGCTGTCGCTGGACGGCGCGAGGCTGTTCGCCACGTCGAACCCGGACTCGCCCGGCCACTGGCTGATGCGCGACTACCTGGACCGCGCGTCGCTGTGGCTGGACCGTGCGGGGGACGTGCTCCGCAGCGAGGGTGACGGCCGGCTGGACCTGGCCCGGTTCAGCTTCCGGCTGGCGGACAACCCGCACCTGTCCGCCGCCTACATCAGGGCGCTCTCGGCCGAGTTCACCGGCCTGTGGCGCAAGAGGTTCATCGAGGGCCTGTGGGTCGCGGCCGAGGGCGCCGTCTACGACATGTGGGACGCGGACCTGATGGTCACCGACGTCCTGCCGCCGGTCATGACGTGGCTGTGCTGCGCGATCGACTACGGCACCACCAACCCCACGCACGCGCTGCTGATCGGGATCGGCGCGGACGAGCGGATGTACGTGACCGACGAGTGGCGCTACGACTCGCGGCAGCAGCACCGGCAGCTTTCCGACGCCGAGTACTCGCAGCGGATCCGGGCATGGCTGCAGCAGGTCCGCATCCCCGCGACACGGCAGCACGACGGGTCGTGGCTGCGCGGGGTCCGCCCGCACTACATGGTGGTCGACCCGTCGGCGGCGTCGTTCCGCGTCCAGCTTCACCAGGACGGCATGCCGACCGCGGCAGCCAACAATGACGTCCTCGACGGCATCCGCACCGTGTCCAGCCTGATGACAGCCGGGAAGCTGCGGGTGAGCCGCGACTGCACCGGCCTGCTGGCCGAGCTTCCCGCGTACGCGTGGGACGACAAGGCGGCGAAGCTCGGCGAGGACAAGCCGGTCAAGGTCGCGGACCACGCGCCGGACGCTCTCCGGTACGGCATTTTCACCACACGGTCCATGTGGCAGTCGCAGATCAGGCTCGGGCAGGCAGCGTAGCGCAGGCAGCGTAGGACACCCGGGGGGCTTGCATGACGGCGCTCCCGCTGGACCTCCCGTTCGCCGGAGTCGCCGCCTTCACCGACATGCGGCCCGGGCAGGCGCTCCCCGTCACCGACCAGCCGTGGCCGCCGCCGCGCTACAACCCGGTCAGCGCCGACATCCGGCTGTGGTCCGCGTGGCATTCCGGGAACCCCGACGAGCTGATGCGCGCCTACTACGCGATCGGGACCAACTCGCCGGTCGGCCGCCAGTACTTCTCCACGACAGGGGAAGCCGGGGCTCCGTCGCCGCGGCCGGGCCAGTACCGCGGCGGCCTGCTCGGGTCGATCCGCCGCTGGTTCTGGGGCCAGCCCGTCCCCCAGGGCGAGAAGCGCAGCAACGTCCACGTCCCGCTCGCCGGCGACCTCGCGTCCACCTCCTCCAACCTGCTGTTCGCCCAGTCTCCGGCGCTGGCCAGCACCGCGGGAGCCGGGGTTCAGGACTACCTGTCAGGGCTGGTGGACGACGGCACCCGCGCGACCCTGACCGAGGCCGCCGAGATAGCGGCGGCGCTCGGCGGCATCTACCTGCGGGTCGTCTGGGACACCGACATCTCGGACCGGCCGTGGCTGGACTGGGTTCCCCCCGACTGCGCCGTCCCCGAGTTCCGGTACGGCCGCCTCGTTGCCGTCACGTTCTGGAGCGTCATCCGGGACGAGGGCAAGGACGTCATCCGGCACCTGGAGAAGCACATCCCGGCCCGGAACGCGATCCTGCACGGCGTCTACCACGGCACCCAGAAGAACCTGGGCCGGCCGATGGCGCTGACCGACTTCGAGGAGACCGCCCCCTACGCCGAGGTGCTGACCGAGGGCAACGCGATCACGTTCCCCGACCAGCCGAAAGACGCCAGCACGGTCGTGTACGTGCCGAACATGCGCCCGAACCGGATCTGGCGGGAGCTCGGCCCGCAGGCCGAGCCGCTCGGCCGGTCCGACTACTCCGGCGTCGAGGGCCTCATGGACTCCCTCGACGAGGCGTTCTCCTCCTGGATGCGGGACATCCGCGTCGGGAAAGCCCGGCTGATCGTCCCCCAGTCGATGCTGCAGTCCCTCGGCCGCGGCCGGGGAGCGGTGCTCGACCTGGAACGGGAAGTGATGGTGCCGGTCGGCGGCCTGGTGACCGGCGAGTCGGCGGTGAAGGACCAGATCCTGCCGCAGCAGTTCGACATCCGGTGGCAGGCGCACCAGCAGACCTGCCAGAACCTCATCGAGACGATCATCACCCAGGCCGGCTACTCGGGGCAGACCCTCGGGCTGCAGGGCGACATCGCCCAGACCGCGACGGAGGTCGTCGCGAGGGAGCGCAAGTCGCTGACCACCCGCGGGAAGAAGATCAACTACTGGCGGCCCGGCCTCGCCGACATCATCTACGGCCTGATGTCGATCGACGCGGCCGTGTTCGGGTCCCCGCTGGAACCGGTCCGCCCGGACGTGGAGTGGCCCGACGCGGTGCTGCCGGACCAGCTTGAGCTCGCCCAGACCGTCGCGGCGATGCGCGGAGCCGAGGCGGCGTCGGTGGAGACAGCGGTCGCCACCATGCACCCGGACTGGAAACCGGAGCTGATCGCCGCTGAAGTCCAGCGGATCTACGACGAGGTCAGCATCAGCATGCTGGGCCGGGCGCGCATCGCGGTCGGCGCCACGCCGGGCGAGTCCCTGCCGCAGGAGCTCAGCGAGATCCCGGACGCGGTCGGCGCGGCCACCGCCGCGAGGCAGGCAGAGCAGGCGGCGGAGAGCCAGGATCTGTCCGGGAACGGCTAGGAGGCCCCGTCATGGCAGGCAAGACCGGCAAGGGCAGCGGCAAGACGGTGATCAGGGCGACGGGCAGGAAGCCGGTCGCGTTCCGGCCCGGCGGCCTGCACGAGTCGCTCGGCGTCCCGCAGGGCGAGAGCATCCCGGCGGCGAAGATGGCCGCCGCGAAGGCCGGGAAGTACGGGCCGAAAGCCAGGGCCCAGGCGGCCCTGGCTACGGGAATGCTGGCCGCCGGCCGGAAGACCGCGGCGAGGAACCGGAAGAAGGCGAAGTGATGGGAACTACCCCGCAGGATGCCCAGCGGAACGTCAAGGGCGCCCCCGACACGACGCGGCCCGCCGCGACCGTGCGGCTGCCGCAGCGCACCCCGACCCACTGCGTGCAAGGCCCGGCGAGGTGGGAGAACGGGCGCGACACGGTGTCCACTCCAGCCGGCCCGCCGCCGCTGCACCGCGCGACCGCAAACGACGCCCGCCCGCCGGAGCAGCGGTGACCGCCCCGGCGCGGCCCGCGTCCCCGTTCCGGCCGCACAGCGAGCAGCAGGTCACCAGGACCGCGGGGAAGAACCCGGATCCGCCCGCCGTGCGGTCCCGGTCGGCCCCCGCCGACAAGGTGCCTCCGGCCATCGGGTTCGCCGCCTACATGAACCCGAACGGCTCCTGACATGGCCCAGATGCCGAAAGCCGGACGGCCGGCGAAGACACCCGGGAAGGTGCAGCCGAAACGCACCCCGGGCGCGCTGAACCACCTGCCGTCGATGCGGGACCGCGCGAAGGCCGACGAGCCGTGGAACGCGACCGGGAAGGCGGCGCTCCCGCTGCCTGCGCCCGGCCCGCAGCCACGGCCCTTACCGCAGCACCCCCGCCGTGACGGCGGGTCCTACCATGCCCGGCTGGCCGGGCGGCTCCTAGCGGCTCCCGGAGGGCCACGACAATGAACCACACCACCCGGCCGTCATCGCCTGGCGCGATCATCGGCTACCGCAGGAACGGATGCCCCATCAGGCTCATCGCCGGCGGGTCCGGCGAGGACAGCGAAGGCACCGGCACCGCCGGCCAGGAAGACGGCGCGGGCAGCGCCGGGACCGGCCAGCAGGACACGGGCACCGGGCCGGAAGGCGCCGGCAGCGGCGAGGGAGCAGCCCGCGACGAGCGGGGCCGGTTCGCCGGCGGAGAGCGCGGCGCAGACGACGACGCCGGCCGCACAGAGCGGACCATCGCCGCGATCCGTGCCGACTTCAAGGACGAGCGCGCCCGGCGGCAGGCCGCCGAGAAGCGGCTCACCGAGATCCAGTCCGCCCTCGACGCCGACAAGGCCGAACGGCAGCGGCAGATGGACGCCCTGGCGGTCGCGCTCGGGCTGAAATCCGGCGACCAGCCGCCCGACCCGGAGAAGCTCGCCGCCGAGCTCCAGGCCGCCCGCGACAGCGCCGCCGCCGACCTCGCGGAACGCGACAAGGCGATACGCCAGTCCCGGGCCGAGCTGGCCGTCCTGCGGGCCGCCGGGAAGCACGGCGCCAATGGCGACGCGCTGCTCGACTCCCGCTCGTTCATGGCGAAGGTCTCCGGCCTGGACCCGGACGGCGGCGACTTCGGCGAGCAGCTCGCCGAGGCGATCAGGGCCGCCGTCGAAGCCGGCCCCCAGTACCGGGCCGCAGCGCAGCCGGCGGCGGGCCAGGAGCCCCCGGGCGGCGCAGAGCGGAAGCCGACCGCCCCGTCACGGTCAGGCGGCGAGCACAAGGCACCCGGCGGGAACCGGCAGTGGACGCTCGCCGACGTCGAGGCCGCGACGCCGTCCGAGGTCGTCGCGGCGCAGGACCAGGGGCTGCTCGCCGACCTCGGCTACCCGCCCCGCAGGAAAACCCGCTAGACCCTCCGCGCACGGCACGTGCCCCGCGCGGTTAACCGCCAGCCCCGGCAGTTCGCTGCCGGGGCTTTCGCACGCGCAGGAAGGAACGGCACGTGTCATTCCGTAATTTCATTCCCCAGATCTGGAGCAAGTCGATTCTTGCCGCGCTCCAGAAGAAGCTGGTGTACGGCTCCCCGATGGTCGTCAACGACGACTACGAGGGCGAGATCCAGCAGATGGGCGACACCGTCCACATCACCCAGCTCGGCGACCCGACCGTCAGCACGTACACGCCTGGCGGAACCCTGGTCTACGAGCAGGTCGCCGACGCGGGCCTCACCCTGGTCATCAGCCAGGCTAAGTCGTTCAGCTTCGCCGTCAACGACGTGGACCGCGCCCAGGCCGCCGGCCTCATGCAGCCCTACCTTGAGGGCAGGGCCGCGTACCGGATGGCGGACGTCGCCGACCAGTACGTCGCCTCCCAGTACACCAGCGCGGCCGTGTCCAACGTGATCGGCTCGACCGGCTCGCCGCTGACCCCGCAGCCCTACGCCGGGTCGGCGAGCCACCCGGCCGACTTCTTCGTGCAGGTGCTGGAGCCGCTGAAGGTGATCCTGGACCAGGCGAACGTGCCCGACGAGGACCGGTACATCACCTGCCCGCCGTGGGCCGTCTCGCTGGTCTCCCAGACCCAGGCGTTCGTGTCGGTCACTGACATGCAGGGTGACCCGTCGCAGGTGTTCCAGCGCGGGTTCATGGGCCAGGTCTCCGGGTTCAACGTGCTCAAGTCGAACAACGTCCCGCAGCCGGTCGCCGGCGGCGCGGGCACCGGAGTGTGGGCGGTCCAGGCTGGCCACCCGATGGCCCTGACGTACGCGGAGCAGATCACCGAGACGGAGGCGCTTCGCCTGCAGTCGGACTTCAGCGACGGCGTCCGCGGCCTGCACCTGTACGGCGTGAAGCTGGTCCGCCCGGACTGCGTCGCTGTCGCCTACGTCCAGCGCCCACTCGGCATCTGACCGGCCCCAGGAAAGGAAACAGCCACCATGGCTCGCACAGCTATCGCGGCCGGGCTCGTCGCCCTCGCCGCCGACGCCGGCGTCGCCGCCGGCGCCGGGCAGGCCGCCGACGCGGTCAACGGCAACATCCTGCCGTTCAGCCTCACGAACACGCCGCCCACTTTCGGGCCGTTCAACATCCTCCTGGTCATCGCGAACGCGGACAGCGCCCCGCACACGGCGATCATCCGCGCGGCCGGGTACACCGGGGCGCCGAACGGCGCCGCGAACTCCGGGCTCGCCGCCCCGGCGAACCAGCCGTTCACCCAGGCCACCCTCGGCGACCTGTCAGTCGCCGTCGCGAACGGCGCGACGGAGGTGATCGCGCTGACGACCACTGACCGGTTCGTCCAGCCGAACCACGTCAGCGGCGGTGACCTGTGGATCGACTGGACGGCGGCCACCGGCATGACCTTCTGGGCCTACCTGCTGCCCACCAACCCGGTCTGATGGGCCTGCTGCACCTGCGCGCCCCCAGCGGGGTGGTGATCGGGTTCAGCCTGCCGCTCCACGAGGCGATCGACGGCCAGTGGCGGCGGGGGGAACTCCAGCGGGTCACCGGGGACGGCTCCCCGTGGGAGGGCGACGAGTACGACCTGGGCGACGGCCCGGACGTCCCCGGCGACCCTGGCAAGCCGGGGACCCCGCCGCGCCCGGACGGGAACGCCCCGAAACGGGACTGGCAGGCTTACGCCGCCGCGGTCGGCGCGGTCAGCGCAGAGGAAGCGGGCAAGCTGACGCGCGCCGAGCTGATCACGCGGTGCACCCCGCCGGAAATGAGCCCCGCCAGCGGCGGGGACTGAGGGAGGGGCCGTGACCATCCCGTCCAGCACCGACCTCTACCAGGCGGTCATCCCCGGCGGGACGGTCACGCTCACCCAGATGTTCGAGACCTTCATCGGCTCCGGCCGGGGCCAGCAGGTCTCGGGCGTCACCATCACCATCACCCGGGGCGGCGTGCCCGTCATAGGCCCCACCGGAACCGGGCTGGTCTCAGCCGACCTGGTGACGTGGACGTACACGTGGACGCCGCCCCAGTCCGCCGCCGCCGGCGACTACCTGGCGACCTTCACCGGGACCGGGACGCAGGGCCCGCTCAGCTACACCCAGGCAGTCACGGTCGCCCAGCCGCCGTCCCTCGTCCCGTCACCGGGGGCCTACGCCAGCGCGGGCGACTACCAGTCCTGGTCCGGCGACATGCAGACCCCGCTCGCCCAGGTGGAGATCGCGCTGCAGCGCGCGACGGAAGTCATCGACAGGGCCATGATCGGCGCGGCCTACGCCACCGACATGAACTCGATGCCGTCGGACCCGGGCGTAATCAGCGTGCTCCGCCGCGCGACCTGCGCACAGTGCCAGTTCATCCTGGCAAACAACGACCCGGCGAACGTGAAGAGCCAGTACGCGTGGACCAGCTCAGGCGGGATGCAGGTGACACGGACCCCGTCCGCCCAGGGGCAGGTGTTCCCGCCGCTGGCCCCGGCGGCCGCGGCGATCCTGCAGACCGCCGGCGCGCTCCCCGGCGCCGTCCTGCTGGGCTGGTGACCCGTGCCCGTCACCTCGGCGCTGGGTTACCTGCAGAAGCTGCTCGACGGCCTGCCGATGCCCGGGACCGGGACCGCAAGCCTGGTGTGCCTCGTCACCCCGCCGCCCGTCTTCAGCGAGCCCGGCCCGGTCCCGCACTGCTACGTGTGGGTCCTGGGAGGCCGGGAATCCCGCAGCACCGTGCCCCGCAACACGGGGCCCGGCACGCCGGGCGGGTTCAAGGAGATCGTGCACCAGCCGCATCTCCTGCTGCTGTGGGCCGGCATCGACGAGCAGGGCGCCCTGTTCGCGGGGATGATCGACGCGGTCATGGAAGCCCTGCGGACCGCCGTGCCGAACCCGGCGCTCATCACCGACCCGGTTACGCAGGCCGTCACGCAGATCGTGGACACAGGCGAGGTCATCACCTACCGGTCCGTCGTGCGGCCGGCCCCTGACCAGCGCTCGAACCAGTTCGAGGCGATGTTCGAGGTGTCGATGACCGAGGTCATCCAGGCGTAGCACCCCGCCGACCCGCTTCCCCCCTTTTTTCCTGCCGCCCTGGAGGTCGCGCATGCCCGAATTCACCTACACAGGGCTCGTCCCCCGCGAGTACCCGGAGTCGCGGCACAGCGACGGCACCCCCGTGCGGAGCGTCCAGCCCGGTGACATCCGCGACCTCGACGGCCCGCTGGACGGGGACTGGCGGGAGGCCGCCGACGCGGACCGGGCCGTGCAGGCAGCGGAGACCCCGAAGGCCGGGCGGCCCCGCAAGGCCGCAGCCGGCCCCCCCGAAACGGCCGGCCCCGCCGGCCCCGCCGCCCCGGAGGGCTGACCCGTGACCTTCGCCCCGATCATGTTCCCCGCAGCTAACAGGACCGTTTTCCTGGGGCCGGAGAACGTGGCGTCCGGCACCGCCGCCACGGCCTTCACGGC